GACGTACCCGACCTGATCGACGCACATGAGAATCCACGGAGCACCTGCTGCTGCGAACACGGAGGCGGAAGCATTCAGGAAGTGCTTGGTTGCGGTCGACACGTCGCCGCCGTGGTAAATCGCGCCTTCCGCCCACGTATCGTCGGTATCGACCCACGTCAGCGAAGTGCCGGCGTAGGTATTTGCGGGAATGGAACCCGTTGCCGTTCCGAGGTCCGTCCAGGTTCCGGCCACGCCCGCTACGGCAGTTGTCTTGTTGTAGTCGATGCGGCCATATTTGCCGTTGACGGTGATCTGGTTGATGAGATCATCACTGCTTTGGAATCCCATTGTCTTAACTCCAGACTGTTTCGATAGTGCCGACAAGCGGCGAAGATGCGAGTGACCCTGCGACGCCTTGGCCCAATAGCCCAAGGAATGCCCCGTCCATGATTTCCACGATGCCGCCACGAAGGCGCAACGCTTCTTTCTCGACTGCCGCACCAAGGCCCGCCACACTGGTTGATTCGAGGGCGATTGTGGTTTCCAGTGGCATGACGAGGACGATGGCGCACAAGCCACCGTTCGCCACGGAGAAGTTGCAGGAGACGACCGACTTGACGCCTTTGACGCCGGCATTCAACGGGACAAACGGAGTCAGCCCGCCTGTACCAAGCACCGCATTGACTACGGCCCCTGACGGCTGTGCGGCCCCGCAGAACATGCTCGTCGTGGTGTATTGCGCGTCATCGCTTCCGATGTAAGTAATCGTAAATCTCCCGCCGCCAACGGTAGGGGACTGCGCGATTACCATCATCTGCACACCGACCCCGCTTGCGTATCTCGGCAGGGGAGTAGATGCGGTCATCAACTGTTCTTCCCCAGCCGCGTCCATATCAACGAACGGGTAGTAAAGCAGGTAGTCGAGCATATAAATCGGCTGCGTACTGGCCGTCGCTCCGCTACTCATCACAGACAGGCGATGCAGGTATTGCTTCTGCCCGGAGTCCATGCGCGGCACAATGATGCCCTTGTCCGATTCAAGCACAGCCGAGACCAGAGGACTCGCTGCGTAGTAATTCGGGATCGGGTTTCCTGATGCGTAAGAATAGTCGTACCACTGGCCGGTGATGGTCGCCGTGGCAGCAGGAACCTTGCGGAACGTGCTGATCCACGAACGCCCTTCGTCAAACGACTGGCCGAGGGTACGAAAATTCTTGAACATCAGTCGGCAGAGATCGACAGTGCGCCGCCGGCAAACTGCGGTTGAATGCCACTAGACACTGCAAGCGACGAGGACAGCGCGCCGGAAATCATCATGCTCACCGCACCGGAGGCTGTGTCGACAACGGCAAAGTGCGTAATCGTATTGGACCCCCCGGAGCACGCGCCGAACTGGATCAGGCTCGTGTTGGTGAACGGTGAGGATGTTCCGGTCCAGGCGCTCGATTTGGTCAGAGCAACACGCGCATAGCCCGTGTAAGTTGCTTCGTTGGCGAGCGACGCTGACTCAGTAGGGTCCGCAGTGAAGAGGGCGAGATACTGCGTAGCACCAGCACGATAGGACGGATCGGTGCCACGCAGGAACATATCGAGCGCGGCGGTTTCGGTTGTGTTTGACATGGACATGGGAATGGCTCCTTATGGTGTGACTACTTCATCCCCAACCGTTACCGGAGACGGGGCAATGATTGACTCGACCTTTCCGGTCACGGAATATTCTGCTTCGACTTCCCACACACCCGTGTCCCATGTAAGGTCTTCGGTGGTGGTCGCGGCAATCTCGATGGTGATTGCCTTGAGTGCGTCGTCGGCATCCGCCACGATCAGGTTCAGCGGGGTGTCGCTCGCCTCAGTGGAAAGCAGCGTCGTGCCGCCCACCTTGTCCTTGATCTTGACGCGGATAGTCTGGTTGGCGAGGCTCTTGGGTGTGTTGTACTTGAAGAATCCACCCGAGGTATAAGCCGACCAGTCGCGCCCGCTGTCATCGACAGGGTTCCATCCGTTGAACTCGATGGTGTTGGCGTCGATCACCGTGGCTTCGTGGTAGTCCTTCGTGCGCGGCTTGTCCGGGTTCTCAGCGTTGATCTGCTTCATGCCCTGCACGGAAGTGACGTAGCCACGCCAGCCATCCGGACAACCATGAGACGTTACCGTGAGGCGAGGAAAGCCAGTCGCTAGGCTTATCGCAGTAATCGGCTTCGAGACAACCGGAGTCGTTTCCCACCGGATAACCAATGACAGAGTTTTGCCCCGGACGATATTCAGTGTTTGCTTAGATGCCATCGGATTGCTCCCCGTCGCCACTCAGGGCGTTGATCTGCTTCGGCCCGACGACGCGGGTGATTGCCACGGGCCATTTCTCGGCGATGCCGTGCCCATTGACCGTCAAGCGTGGCGCGCCTGATGCAAAAGAGATACCTGTGATGGCTTTGAAAACGAACGGCTTCTTTCCCCACCGCAGCGTGTCGGAGAAGGTCTTGACTTGAATGATTTTCAATCTTCCCATCATCGTTTCCGATCTTGACCGTTTCCGCCCATGCCATTCATGGTTTCGATGCGCGTCAGCCTTTCCGAAACCGACTGCATGTCCCTGTGCTTAGACTCATTCAGTTGCTCCACCCTGGCGGATGTTTCCGATAACTGCTTGGCAATGAAATCGAATTTCACGGAAAGGTCGCGTGTCGTCGCCCAACTTGACGCAAGCGCCGTGACAACACTAATAATCAACGCCGTGATTAGTGATCGAACGTCCAATTTCGCACCGCTTTCCCCAAACTCGGCAACGCGTGTTGCCGAGATCACAAACGGCAGATGGTCAGGAAGGTGTTGCAGCAAGTTCGACCAGTGCGCCATCATTTATCCTTACGCGACTTGAGGTAGTCCGCCCACTCGTAATTTCCGTCTTCGTCTTCCGTCACGCTCGGAATTAGGTAGTTGAACACGAACACGGAAATGACAGCCAGGATTGCGCCGCCGATGAATACGATCACGACCCACATGAACGACGCCAAACTGCTATGGAAGACGATGAAATCGAGCATGGTCAGCCTTTCGGGTTTCGCCAAGTGAGAGCTTCGCGCTCAAGATATTCTTCTGTCAGAACCGGCAAGTCAGGGTGGGCAATACCGTTGTCGAGTCGACCAGGTTGCTGCGCAGCATCCCTGTATCCGCTTCCGTCAGTCCCGACGGCTGGTGCGTCTCCACTTTTACTTGGCAATCCAACCCGCTTGGACGTGGCGAATGTTGCCCAGATGTTGAACACGAGCAGAGTAAGCAGGCCAACAAACTGCACGATTTGATCGTCAGAAAGCGGGATGGCATAGCCGTAACTCCGCGCAATGGCTGCGGCAGAAACCAGCAAAACGGCCAGCGCATTTGCGAGACTCTGGCGGTTTTTCCAAGTCTCGGGGTTGATGATTTCTTCGCCGGCCTTGATGACACGAAGGAAGTCAGGGAGCGCGAACAGCCTACCGATTGCGTTCATTGATTTCCTTCCTGATGCGATCTTCCTCGCGCTGCGCCTCGATGATCTCGCGCGGAGTCAAGGCAATACCGTGTTCGCGCATGAATTGGATGCGTGCTTGATAGGCTCGCTGATGATGGCGATTGATCGCCTTGAGTTGCGGGGTCATACTGAATCCGCCGCGCGCTGCATGCGCCTGGCGATGCGTCGCGCCCATCCGCGCCCGAAGTTCGGCCAGGTCGAAAGGCTCGCCATAAAGGCAAGGCGCTCTGACAGGTAACGAAGCACGACGGTGCCTGATGGAAGGGACGCCAACTTGGCACGCGATACCGGGCCGAAGTGCCCATCATCGGCAACGCCGATGGCTGATTGCAGCTTACGAATGGCCGTTTGAATGCCGGAATTCACCGCGAAGTCGAAGACCTCAAGCCGCACCGCAAGGGAAGCCTGATCGCCAAGCGGCAACCAGAAATCACGGTAATAGATGGCCTTGGCCGTTCCGAGATCCAGATCCTTGATGTTCAGGGCAGGATATGTACGTTTGGTAATTCCAAACTTCGTTTCACCACCAGGATCGGCCGGATTGAAGACGTAGCCACCCTCTTCGCCGATCAGTTCGCGGAATGCGGCATTGAATGCGCGGTCCTGTTCTATCGTGGTCATTTCTTCCCCTTCGGTTCGAGTGCCAGTTCGGACAGAATGAAGGCCAAAACTGCCAGGTAAATGGTCAGTTCTAGCCAGTGCATGAAGTCGAGATAGCTCACTGCTGCACCTTGTAGCTGGCAATCATCATCCTAGCCGTCGTAATGGCGATGATGGCGGCCAGCTTCTGCTCTGGCGTCATATTGGAGTCCTTGACGACATCGACAACGACGGCGAATACGGCCTCACTCATTTGCTTGATGTCACCGATCTCGGTAGCGGTCGAACAAACAGCCAGGGCAACTGGCTCAATTTCACCCAAGCGCGCCTTTGTATCGGCGGGAATGTCAGGAGACACTTGCAGGCCGGCGAGCGTGCCGAGGATGACCGGGCAGGCTTGCTCCTTGATTTGCTCAACAGATGGCTGGTTTCCCGTTGTTGCGCAGCCGGAAACAAGTGCGATGATGCACGCCGCAATGATTGCAATGAGGAACATGAAAACTGGCGAATACACACGATAGCGACTCATTTCTTCTTCCTTTTCCAGTGACAACAATCATTTCCAACAAGAATTTGTGCAAGTTGCGATTCAATGCGCTTAACAATGGTATTTATCACAACGAGCATTCCGACAATGTTTCGCTTGCGCTTCTTCACTTAGTCACCCTCCAGCGAGTAAAGGCAATCAACAAAATCGAACCAGTCGTAGTCAATCTCTGAATCAGCGATTTCTTCTTCCTTGTCTTCTGGCTTCGCTTCTTCGGTCATTTTTGAACCTCAAGAGTTACCGAAACGCCACGATCTTCGCAGTCTTCGAGTTTGGCGAGAAGCAGGCCAAAAGCGTGCTGTGATGGAATGACGCCAGCGCGACCGCGCACTCCACCCAGAATGACGTCGCACTCAGAGAAAGGGCCAAGCCATCCGAGACCCACTGCGTCGGGAAGTATCTTTCCGTGGTGAGGGGAGTATTGCGTGACGACCTCATATCGTCCAGGCTGTAGATTTTGGCGTCCATTTCCGGCTTCGGCAAAGCAAAGTCTCAGGTTGTCGACATAGAGTTCGCTGTTCTCGATGCGCAGGTTCATCGTGGCCTCCGATTCAGAACCCAGGAGTCTTGATGCTTCGCGCCGCACGACGAAGCCGCTGCCGATGCTGCTGCGCTGTCTTTGGCGTACCGAATGTGCGAGCAAACTCTGCGTCGTGACGCTCTGCCGCGGACGGATCGTATGTGTCAGCATCCTGCTTGAGATAGGCCAGCTTCAGCGCCCAATCCAGCATCTTGGCGTGATACTTGTTCGGAATCTCCGGCTCGTCGCTATCGTCCTGCAGCGCATCGGCGTAGCGATAAACTTCCAGTGACAAGGTAGCGACTGTCGAAGGCGTGGCATCGAGAACAAATGTTCCGTCTTCGTCAATCCGGTATCCCTGCAGATCATGGTGGCGACCGAATTGCTGATGGTACACAAATCCTGATTCGCGTTCTGCCAGGCGCAGCAACTCTGGCTCGTCAAGCGCAACACCATCTTTCGACGTGACCAATGCCGCATTGACGCGGATGATGCTTTTGTCGAGCGCGTAGTCAGTCACGCCCACAGCGACATCTACTGTGAAAGACTCGCGGTCATAGATCATCAGGCCGCGATCAACCGCCTCGATCAGCGCTTCGTTGATGTACCCGTCGACTTCTCGATCGCTCCACAGGTATGGCTTTTTGGTGTCGCATACGCGGCCCCTGAAGTCAGAACGAAGCTCACCGAGATTCATGTCAGGCGTTTTCCAGGTTCTCACGCGCCATGACCAGGCAATTCTGACGCAGCCGTGATTCGGACAGTCCGATCACGTCTCGCTCAGAAACACCGATCCTGCGGGCATGGGCCCTGAGTTCGTCACCGGTCAAATCATGGACCGAGCGACTGATTGCAAAACTTGCCGGCTGCGGTGAAGCAACCGGCGCAGATTCAAAAACGGCACCCAAAGATGCCGCTTGATTCGCACTCCTGCGCGGACGGCCCATGCTTAGACCCCGTTACGAGCAGGCCGGGCCAGCAAGGTCATGCGGATGTTGGTTCCGACAACCAGGGTGGTCAGCGTGCCGACGATCTTCAGTCCGATGCCACGGTCGTTATCGGCTGGAGCAAGTTGCGCCAGGTTCGGCTTGACAGCCCGGACTAGGCCGGCAGCACCCTGGCCGGTCGTATTGGCCGCAAACGCTTCGTTGCCCTGGGTACGAGCCGTGCCCGTTGTGACGCCGTAGTTGCCGGAAAGCACGCCGCAGTCAGCCGTCCATGCCGCAGCGGCGGACGCATCGTAGGCGACCAGGACATCCACCGGGACATATCCGGCGGGGAGGCCGACCATTTCGACGATTTCGCCAGTGACCATGCCGGTGACGGTGGTGAAGTCGCCGACGATGGCAATGGGTTCGGTGGCGCCATCGGCGGACACCAGCGGCTCGTTGTTGACGATTTGCTTGGATTGGTAGAAAGCCATGTTTGGTTCTCCTTACGCGATGGCGGTGTAGGCGGTGTCGACAGACTGAACACCGAAGTCCATGCCGTTGAACTGGTTCTTGATCCAGCCAGCGATCATGCGGGTGATGACAACTTCTTCCTCGCCGTGGTCCAGGTCGGAATCGGTCAACTCGTAGCGCACACCGCCACGCTGTCCCTTGGTTCCGAAAGCAACCGAAATTGCATGGGCGCCGAGGAACAGGTTGCGGACGGTCGGGACGATGGTCGAACCGTTGCTGGTATGCACCGCATGCTTGACGCAGGTTTCGTGTTCCATCAGCAGGACGCCGGAGTAGTACGACTGGCCGGCAGTGAAGATCGGCGACTTGGCACCAACCGCGGCAGCCTTGGCCTTCTCGAGCGTCAGCCAGCCGGCATCACCGACTTCGCGGCGAAGGTCATACATCGACTCGGGCGCAGTCAGCATCACGAAAGCCTTCTGGCCGTCAACGTTGATCGGCTCCATGCGGGCACCCTGGGCGGTTTCGACGCCGAGCATCTTCTTGGCGCGAACAACGGCGCGGTCGATGATGGCGGTCGACAGGTTGGTATCGCCGGCACCAGTCAGCGTGGAGGTCGTCTTGCCGTTGCCGATGATCAGGTGGGCCGAATCGGGCGAGATGAAGGTATTCGGGAAGCCGGCATAGCCAACCGGGTAATGCTGGATTTCCGTGCCGACACCGCGGCCGCCTGCTGCGGTCATGTGCGCCTGTTCGTCGTAGATTTCGGCCATGTAATCAGACAAGCGGGCCTTCACCTGATCGGTGACGCTGAAATTGACGCGCTTCTGCGTCATTACGTCACCGACGTTCACCAACTGGCGGTGCTTGTCGATGCGCATTTTCTGCGTGTAGTGAGCCAGCGATTGTTCGCGGCCCTCGCCCTTTTCCGACCCTTCGATCGGCTTGCCGCGGAGCTTGGCAATCAGGGTTGTCGTGACCTCGTCGCCAGGACCTGACTCGAGGTCCATCTTGTGGACGACCGGCAAAGCATCGGCTTCGCTGCCAGTCATTTTTTCCCAGAAGGATTTCTTCTTGGAGTCGATGGCGACTTCCGCCGCCCAAAGTTTCAATGCCGATGCATCGGTCGGCAAAATCGAAGTGCGTGCCATGTCATTATTCTCCTAAACAAGCACATGACGCACTCCTGCGCATCAACTGCCGGAATGCCGGCGATTACACGGATTGCTCCGCAGTCATACGGCTTTCGCCGGGTTCGTTTTTCCGGCGCGAGATTTTCGTCTCGTCCGGCGCTACAACTCTGAGTCTTGCCTTTCGTCCGCTCTTTTGCTCTACCGTCACGGCAACGTTTCCAGCAAACAGCGTTTCGCCCACCTCGATTTCATGGACGACACCTTGAGCCATTACGCGGCCCTCGATAGTTTCTTGCGGTCATCGGCCGACAGCCGGCCAACGTACTTTTCCAGATCCTCGCCTTCGAGCATACCGATCTTCTCGGCGCGGTCATCGCCGACCGGCGCAGGCGCAGCAGCGGGCAGGTTGCCGATGGTGCGAACGGTCGGCGGAACTTCCTTGGCCCGGGGCGCCTCGACAGGCTTCAGGCTCGGCGCATTTCCGCCGATGCGCTGACGAACCAGGCGGTCGGCTTCGTTGAGCGCCCATTCATAGCCTTTTTCCGGCGCCGACGTGCGCAAATCGGCCACGGTGGCATCGAGCAGCCTGTACATGATTGTGTCTTCGTACAGCTTCGCTGCCGGCTTGTCGAAGAATTGCCTGGTGATGCGCGCATTGAATTGCTGCTCGATCTCGGCGTTCTGCTTGGCGGCCCACTCGGCTTGCTTTTGGTCGATCAGCAGCTCGGTGCGCTTGCTTGAAATTTCGCGCATGGCGCGCGACAACTCGGGCGCGTCGATTTCACCGTCATTGAACTGCGCTTCAAGCGCAAGCTCCCGCTCGTTCAGCGCGGCAATCTGCTCGGCAACCCCTTCCGGCGCCGAGGCATCGAACTGCGGCACGAACCCGGCCGGCTGAATAACTTCTTCTGCGGCATCGTCGGCAACCTGCTCACCATCGCCCGGCTCGGCGGCGCCATCATCAGACTCGGCAGAATCAACAGGCGCAACTTCTTCCGAGGTCGTTTCTTCGGCCACGGTTTCCGGTTGCTGCGCGGCAAGCACCGCCTCTTGTTCGTCTGGAGTCAGGGTCGAAAGTTCTTCTGCGGAAATGGTCACTGCGTCGCTCCTGCGGGTTTAGTGTCGATCATTGCAATGATGCTACATCGCCAGCCAGTATTTTTTGTAGTCATCACAACGTTCCTCTGGGAATTGGTCGTCCGTCGTGTAAGTCGTCATTTAATTACGCCGTCTGGTCTCATGGTTTCAATGCCGGACATCTCTCCTGTGCCGGCCGTCGCCGGCAGCATCGGGCTGGTATTGGTCGGGAAATCAACTTGCGGTTGTTGGGCAACCGGAGGAACCGGAAAATTCGGGTCATCACCACCAGGATTCGGGTCACGATAGCCAGCGCCCTTCATGATCTCGTCTGCAATCGGCGCCACCTGCGGCATCGTGGCAATCACCTGTGCGCCCTGCATTGCAGCACAAGATGTTTCTGTGCCTGCCTTGACGGCTGCCGCTTCTATCTGCTTCGTCTTCGCCCGCAGGTTTTCAAGCTCGGCACGCAAGCGATCAACTTCAAGCCTCTCAGCTTCGTCCTTCTTCGCCTGGTTCGCCTGACGCTGCGCCTCTTCTTCCGGCGTCGGCGTTTCGTTCGGGTCGGTCATGCCAGTGACAGCGCGGATGCGTTGCAGAACCAGGGTCTTGTTCGGCAGGTCGAATAGCTCGATGGCCACGTCGAGCAACGCGGTCACAATCTCCGGAGAGGTCGGGGCAAGCTGCTGCAACAGTTCCATCATGGACTCTGCCGCGGCCTGTTGCAGCGTCTGCTTCCAGTTCTGCTCGCCGATGATGAAATTCGCCCGGCGCGCAGTGATGTCGTTGATGATTTCTCCAGTCACCGGGTCCGGCGTATTGATCTGAACATACTCGCGCTTCTGGCGCTCGCCTGTGATCGAGAAAACCTTCGGCTGATTGTAATACTGCTCGATCAGCGACAGCGTGATCTCGCCCTCAAGCTGACGCGCCAACAACATGTTGTCGAAAATCTCGGCAGTCAGCACCGACCCCTGATCGACCTTCTTTTGCACGGCGACGCCGCTGATCGCGTTGGTATCGCGCCCGAGATTTTCGTTCGTCACGCCGGCCGCGTTGCGGATGATCGCGGTATCGGCATCCATCAGGCGAACGTGCGACTCGGCCACATCATTCTGGCGATCAGTCCTGACCTTCGACAGGCCGCCACGCGCCAGCAGTACCATGCCATCGGGAGACGAGTATTCTTCGCGCGCTTCTTCGGCGGTCATGATTTCGTCGTCAAACGCATCGTTCTCGGCGATGATCTGGGACTGCGACAGGATGTGCTGCACCTTTGACATACGCTTGTTGAGCGCATCCTGCGGCCCGCGAATGGCCCTGGCCACGCCATACGGCGCCCCGTCGCGCTTGCGGCGATAGCACCAGAACGGAATAAATGGATACTTGTTGTGCTGGTACGGACTTGGCTGGTCAGTGATGATGTTTTTCTCTGTCAGGATCGACACGCGCATCTTCATGCGCACGCAATCGACTGACGACGGACCAAT